ATGGCATCACTACAGACCCGCACCAACCGCGACGGATCGACGTCCTACCGCGTCGTCTTCCGCCTAGACGGCCGCCAGAAGCCCCTCACCTACGGCACCGCCGCCGCAGCGCAGGACGCCATAGACATCCTCGACCGCCACGGCCCCGCCGCCGGGTACGCCATCCTCGAGGCCCGCTCCCGCACCACCACCGCGCCCACGCTCGCCACGCAGCTGGACACCCACCTTGGCCGGGTCGCCGCCCACGCCACTCCCGGCACCGTCGCCGGGTACCGCCGCGAGGCCGCCCGCACCTGGCTGCCCCGCCTGGGCGACTACCCCCTCGACGCCCTCACCCGTGACCACGTCACCGAGTGGATCACCTGGCAGCGCGGCCAGGAGACCGACCGGTCCCGCCGCGCCCGCGTGCGCGCCTCCCGCGCAGGCCACGCCGAGCCGGCCGCGGTGACCTACTCCCCCAAGTCGATCCGCAACGCCCACTCCCTCCTGTCCGCCGTGCTCGCCTCGGCCGTCGAGGACGGGCACGTGCCCGGGAACGTGGCCCGCGGCATCCGCGTCCCCTCCGACCACGCCGACCGTGGCCGCGTGTTCCTCCTCCCGGACGAGTTCACCGCCATCTACGCCCACATCCCCCACCACTACCGGCCGCTCGTCGCCACCCTGTACGGCACCGGCATGCGGTGGGGTGAGGCCACCGCGCTCCTCGTCGGGTCCATCGAACTCGATGGCGACCAAGGCCTGGTGCACGTGCGGCAGGCGTGGAAGCGCGGTGAGCAGGGCGACTACCTGGGCGCCCCGAAGTCGAGGCGCGCGTTACGCACCATCTCCATCGAGGGCCCCCTCGTAGACCTCCTGCGCGACCATCTGGCCGGGCGCCGACCGGTGGAGTTCGCATTCACCGCACAGGGCGGCGGCAGAGTGTGGGAGCAGGCGTTCCGCCCCCGGGTGTGGCAGCGGGCCGTGGAGGCGTCGGGCATCACGAAGCGCCCAGACCTGCACTCGCTGCGCCACTCGCACGCCTCGAACCTCATCAGGGCCGGGATCCCGCTCACGGTCGTGCAGCGCCGCCTGGGGCACGAGTCCATCAAGACCACCAGCGACATCTACGGGCACCTCGCCCCGGACGCGCACGCGGGCGCCGCGCGCGCCGCTGCCCTGTCGATGGTCGGGGCCCTGCCCGAGCTCGAGGCCTAGGCCCCGCGGTCCAATCGCTCGTAGAGGTCGCACAGCGCGGCGCGCTCCCCCGCCGTCAGCGCGTCGAGGCGCGCCTTGAGCGTGTCGAGGTCTACCCACAGCTCGTCCGCGGCCTCCTCGAGTTCCTCCGTCCAGCACAGGACGTCGAGGAGGTCCGGCATGGCGATGAGCCGGCGTGCCGCGTGCCGGCGTGCCGCTTCCTCCTCGAACGGGGTGCACCCGCCGGTGTGGCCGAGCTCGATGTGGGCGACCTCGTGGGCGATCGTGCAACGCCGCTGAACCTGGGACTGGCGCGGGTCCATGACGATGAGGTCCCGGCCGTTGGTGGCGCCGAGGAGCCCGTCAAGAGGGCGCTAATGCAGGTCGACGTGCGTGAGGGCACGGAGCCGACGCCAGGGATGCCACATGATCGGCAACCGTAGACGTGAGGTCCGACATGCAACGCTGAGCAGCGCTAAGCCAGGCTGGGCAGCGCCGTGTCGCGACAAGTGGCGCCAAGCCATGACAAGTGGTGCCCAGTTGTGACATGCTGGACTTGCCGGCGACAAGAGGTCAGAGTGATCTCTTCCCCTTGTGGATAGCCGGCCATTTTTATGCCGTGCCCCATGGTCGGAAGATCGACTTCACCAGCGGCTCCACATCCTCCTCGTAGTTTGTGAGCTTGCCTCCCACGAGTCGCCGGTGAACGGCCCATAGCGCGTAGTCGGCGACCTGCAGGCCCCAGGTTGTGGCCGCGGGCCAGATACAGAGGGTGATGTCGCGATGCATCTGGTTGCACACGTCGGCGACGGCCTCCTGAGCCGCGACCTTGCGCTTCTTAGTGCCCATCGAGCCGACGATCACGTAGAGGCGATCGTCGGTCGTGGTGACGTTCTGGCAGATGTACTTGAGGTGGAGGTACCAGGCCATCTTGTACAGCCGCATCTCGCCGGCGGCCTTCACGTTGGGGTAGGCGTTCGCCTTCAACAGGAAGGTCGTGTCGATCCGAGGCTCCTGCGTGCGAAGGAGCGCGAACATGCCATTGCGGACCTCCCACAGGTCGTCCTTCGCGTGGAACCCGTTGGCCATGTCGTGACCACGACCAGCGAGGCTGGTCCGCAGGACGTGGCCGTCCCACATCTCCACGCTGTGGTCGCCGTCGAAGATGGCGGTCCCGAAGCCGAAGTACGGGCTGGCGCCCTGTTTGCCTGCTCCGCCGTAGTCGAGGTTCCCCGTCTCGTCTGCGTAGACAAAGATGTCGCGACCGGTCATGCAGGGTCGTCGTTCCCCGAGTCCTGGGACTCCTCACCGGTGATGGTGTCGGGCATGTTCCCGGGAGTGCCGGGGCGTGCAACCCGTGACAGGTCAAGGGTTGCCACTTGATCGTGCCGGCTCAGGGTGTGGACATCGTTGCCGGCACCGCCGGCCTCGGTTCTGGGGGCGGTGTTGCCACCGGACTCACCTTCTTTTCGATTGATTCGGCCTGTGAGCACTGCGAACGCACTCGGCGAGTTTGGACGCTGGTCGTTGACCGACCGCAGTTCCCCGAGGCGGTTGATGATGCGCATCGCCGCAGAGGAGTCAGTGCGAGACAGCGCGCCGTAGGCGCCGCTTCCCATGTAGAGCGCCATCGCGCCCACGATCGCCTGCTCCACGTCTTCGCGAGGCGTCTCGAGTTCGATCGCTCGCTCGATCGCTTTCACGAACAACTCAGTCTCAGTCTGGAGCTCCAACATCTCAGTCGCGATGGCTCGAGCGTCGTCCATGGTCTGGCTGGATCGACTCAGTTCGGCCATGCGCTCGTGCAGCCATCTCGCCGCGTAATCAACCTGCACCTCGTCGGCGGGCAGTCGGGGCGTCTCGCGGAACGGCCGCGGCTCCTGTATCAGGGGCGTGGGGTCCCCGCCCGACAGGGCTGACCGTGCAGAGCCAGGCGTCCACTGTAGGCCGACGTCGAGTTTCCTAAGTGTGGCGTTCGAAGGCTCAGGCGGAAGGCCACCCTCGATCTTTGTGAGGGTGCTGTTCGATGGCCCGCCGGCGCGCCACACGTCGACCTGCGAGAGGCCGAGAGTGTTGCGCCGGTCGAGGACGATCCGCGCGAAGCGCTTGAGGTCGGATGACATGCACCAAAGCCTGCCCGACATCTTTGGCAAACCCAAGCGCTCCGAGGCAAACGACACCAGCGTGAGCAGTGCCGTCCTTGGACTACAGCGCTGTGGTTCTGCAGGTCGGAGCAAGTTTGCCCCCAACCGTCCTTGCGTTGCACTTGGGTTTGCCCTATCTTCGAAGCATGACCACAGCATCGATGCTTCAATCGAAGTACGAAACCGCACGGCGGCGCGTGACACCGCCCCATGTCCCACTTGCGGCCCTTCGCGCGGTCGCCGGGCTCACGATCGATCAGCTGATCGATCGCATCTCGGAGGAACTGCCTCCTGAGGTCAAGCCCCCGACCCGCGGAGGCATCTCTGCCATCGAGAACGGTCACAGGGGCGCATCGCAGCAGATGCTCGACCTCATCGCCGGCGCCTACGGGCTCCCGTCGGGATCCATCACGACCGACTACGTGCCTCGCGCATGGACGGAGGCTGTCTGATGTCCGACGCACTGCGCGGGTGGTTTCGCCAGGGGATCGCCTGACATGGCTACCAACGACGACGTGCTCCTCAGCGGCGAGGTCGCGCTTCTGCTCCGTGTCCCGAAGTCGTGGGTCGAGCAGGCAGCACGCGAGGGACGTATCCCTTCGTGGAAGGCGGGCCGCTACCGCCGGTTCTCCCGCGCCGACATCGAGCAGTGGAAGAAGCAGCAGACCGGCGGGGACCGCCTCGCCACTGACAGGCGCCGGCGCGGACGCCGCCCCGCCTGACCCGAGACAGACCAGTGGCCCGCTCGCCACAACCACCACAGCCGAGCGACGGGCCACCAGACAAGGAGAAGCCTCCCATGAACCCGACACAGACGTCGCCGACGCCACACAGCTTCGATCCGGCCGCGCCCCGCGCGTCCCGTCCCGTGCCCGTCCCGAGCGATGACCCGCTGCGGCGCGTCGCCGACAGTGCACTCCGTGCCATCGTCGAGAGCGCCGACCACCCCCACATCCCGGCGCTCATGCAGTTCACGCTCGCCGATGCCGCCTGGCTGTACGAACAGGGCCGCCCCGACCTCACCGGTGAGGTCCTCGCCGCGTGGGCCGCCGCATCCGCCAGCGCCGGCAGCACGACGGGTGGTGCGTGATGGGCCTCCTCCACGCGATCCGCGACCTCGACCGCGGTGACGGCGACCCCCGCGCCCTGTCCGGCCTCGACGACATCGACCCCGACGTCCTCGCCGAGCTCCTCCCCGCCCGCTCTCGCGACACCACCGAGGAGGCCCGTCGTGGCTGACACCGAGTTCGGGCACGCACCTGACAGCCTCTACGGCCGCCCCGCCCCCGAGGCCCCCATGCTCGGCCGCCTCATCACCCTCGCCGTCGCCGTTGCTCTCTGCACGGTCGGCATCTGCACTGCCGACGGCACCATCTGGCCCGCCGTCATCGCCGGGACCGGTATCGGACTCGTGGCACGCCTCGCACTCGTCATGACCTTCACCAAGGAAAACGACCGATGACCGCCACCGACCCCGCCGTCACCGCCCACCACAACAACGTGGCCGCGTTCGTCTCCCAGCTCGACCGGCGCCCCCGCACCTACGTGGCGCCCGAGCCCGAGGACCGCGAGATCGAGCCCTGCTACTGCGACCACCCCCTCGATGACCACACCGGCCCCGACACCGAATGCCAGCACTGCGACTGCGCCGGGTTCGCCGAGCACACAGAAGTCCGCCTCACCCTCGACACCCTCGACGCCGACGACCAGCTCAACGAAGGCCGCCGCAGGAACAACCTGCCGTCCGCGATCCGGCTCGCACGTCAGCGGGCACGCACCCGCGGCATGTTCCCCAGGGCCGTCCGATGAGCGTCACCTACGAGCTCGAGGCCACTTGGCCCATCACCGACGTGCACCACACGTCCCTCGACGACCTCAAGGCCCAGGCCCTCGCGGACCTTCGCGCCACCCTCGCCGCCGAACAGCTCACCGCCATCGGGAACGTGCTGTGGGGCGTCACCCACGGCGCCCGACCCGAGGTGACCGCCCGCCTCCTCGTCACCGGGGACGCCGGCCGCACCGCCCTACGTATGGCCCTCATCGAAGCGCCCACCCCGACCAAGGAGACGACAGCAGCATGACCACCACCGACGACCCCACCCTCGCGCCCGACGTGCGCGCCAAGATCCTCGCCGACGAGTACACCCAGCTCGCCGAGCAGGCCGACCACATCAAGGACCGCCAGGACCAGATCAAGGCACTCCTCGTCGAGCTCCTCCCCGGCGGCGGCTCGGTCGGGGACTACAAGGTCACGGTCACCCGGCCCCGCCGGCTCGACGCGAAGGCCATCGAGGCCGCGTTCCCCGTCACCCAGCGGCCCGAGCTGTACCGGCCCGCCATCAACACGACCGCGGTGCGCAAGCACATCGCCGAGGTCAACCTCGAGCCGTTCATGGTCGAGGGCGCACCGGTGGTGAAGGTCCAGTGACCACCGACCAGCCCCGCGGCATCGACCCCGACGACTACGAGGTGCCTGACCCGACCGAGGCCGCCGAGCGCGTCCGCGAGTTCATCAGCGCGTGGGGCGACGGCCGCATCGACGAGGTCGACGGGAACGCCCTGTACGCCCGCGACCTCGAGGCCCTCGCGCGCACCGCGCTCGAGGCAACCCCGACGACCGACGGCGCAGCTCTCATCGCAGCCGAGCGTCGCCGTCAGGTCGAAGAGGAGGGCTGGACGCCCGAGCATGACGCCGAGCACCCCGACGGCGTGCTCGCTCGCGCCGCGGTGCGCTACGCGGCCCCCGAGGGCCCGGTCCGCACCCGGGTCGCGCCCGTATGGCCGTGGCCGTGGCACTACTGGAAGCCGACGCCGAACGACCGCGTCCGCGAGCTCGTCAAGGCCGGCGCCCTCATCGCCGCCGAGATCGACCGCCTCGCCATGAACGGAGGCGAGCACCGATGACCGCCGCGACGCTGCCCCCGATCCACGCCCCCTACGTCGGCGGCGACCCGGCCGCCGCGCTGCGCGAGCTCCGGCAGACGATCGAGCACGAGATCGTCAACCAGCCCCGCTCCCTGCAGAAGCGCATCGGCCCGAGCGAGCTCGGCACCCCCTGCGACCACTGCCTCGCCGCCAAGCTCGCCGGCTGGACCCGCACCGACGACGGCGTCCCCTGGCTCCCCTACGTCGGGACCGCCATGCACGCCCAGCTCGAGGAGCTGTTCATCCGCTCCGAGAACGACCGCAACGCCGTCCACACCACCGGCCGCCGGTACCTCGCCGAGCAACCCGTCATGGTCGGCCACATCGGCGGCGAAGAGATCTGGGGCTCCACCGACCTCCTCGACCTGCACGTCGGCATGACCGTCGACTGGAAGCTCGTCGGCGTCACCACCCTCCGCGCCGCCAAGCGCGGCCCCTCCCCCGTCTACCGCACACAGGCCGACCTCTACGCCAAGGGCTGGAACGACGCCGGCATCCGCGTCGACCACGTCGCCATCGCCTACCTGCCCCGCAACGCCGTCTCCCTCAACGACGCGATCTGGTGGACCGCCCCCCACGACCGGGCCCGCGCCGAGGCCGCGCTCGAGCGCGCGAACCGGCTCCACACCAACCTCACCGCCCTCGCGTCCATCTCCGTCGAGGCGCGGGATGCGTGGATCACCGCCCTGCCGCGCGACCCCGGCTGCCATGACTGCTCGCGCTTCCCCGACGGCGCCGGCATCCCCAAGCCCGGCCACCGACCCCCCGGCGACGACCTCGCCGGACTCCTCATCTCCCCGACCGCGCCCGCGGCCGGGGCCACCCCCGCCGCCTGACGCGGCACCACACCAGAAAGAAGCACCCGAGATGTCTCAGACGACCTACGACGCCAACGCGATCCTCATGGGCGGCGGCGCCGGCAACCCCGCCTGGAAGTTCGACCAGCCCAACCCCGGCCAGCCCCGCGTCGGCACCATCACCGAACCGCCGCAGGCCCGCCAGGAGCGCGACTACGACAAGAACAACCCCGGGGCCGGCTCCCCGAAGTTCTACCCGTCGGGCGACCCCATCATGGGGATCCTCGTCACCGTCCAGACCAACGAGCGCGACAACGCCGAGGACGACGGGAAGCGGACCTTTTACATCGAGGGCCGCTACCTCAAGGAGGCCGTCCGCGGCGCCATCCGCGAGGCCGGCGCCCCCGGCCTCGAGGTCGGCGGCCAGCTGCACGTCGAGTTCACGCACCGCGAGGACCCGATGGACAAGCGGTCCCGGAAGTTCTGGCAGATCCGGTACACGCCGGCCGGGAACGCCGCCCTCATGGCCGACCAGCCGACCGCGACCACGCCGCCGCCGGCCGCTGCCCCCGCGGCACCGGCCCAGCAGCCCGCCACCCCGGCACCGGCCGCCCCGCCGGCGGCCGCCGCGCCCCCGGCGGCAAACCCGGCCGCCCAGGCGCAGCAGCTCATCGCCGTCGGCCTCGGCGACGACCAGATCGCCGCCGCCACCGGCCTGGACCTCTCCGTCGTCCAGGCCATCCGCAACGCCGCCTGACCCCGTTTCCCGGGGGCGGTGCCGACTTCCCCGCGGCACCGCCCCCACCACCCCGGAAGGAGCACCACCCCATGATCGACGACCCCGTCATCCGCCCCTTCGCCGACTGGCTCCGCGAACAGCAGTCCGGCCGCACCCACGACGAGCTCTCCCAGAACCTCCGCGACCTCGTCAGCGCCGTCGTCGACACCGGCAAGAAGGGCACCCTCACGCTCCAGATCACGGTCGCCCCGTTCGACCGCGCCGAGGGCGACGCCCTCATCGTCTCCGACGCCGTGAAGCTCTCCCTCCCGCAGCACGACCGCCGCAAGTCGATCTTCCACGCCGACAAGCACCACAACCTCACCAAGGACGACCCCGCGGCCCTGCCGTTCGACTCCCTCCGCGAGGTCCCAGCCCCCCGCCTCACCGACACCGAGGCCCACCCGAAGGAGCAGCACGCATGACCACCACGACCGACAACCGCGACCGCGCCCTCGGCAGCACCGACGAGCGGGTCGAGGGCGACGTCGTCGCCGAGCTCGCGCAGGCCGCCACCACCCCGCAGCCCATCGGTGAGCCGGACGAGAACCGGTTCTACGCCATCACGACCCCGCTCGGTGGCACCACCAACGTCGTCGACCTCGACGAGCTCCGCGAGCCCCTCAACCCGTACCCGTCGCGCAAGCGCGGCATCGTCACCGTGCGCGACGCCGACTCCTTCAACGCCTACCTCGACCGCCACTCCACCGTCCACACCGAGGTCTGGGCCGACCGCGAGCGCGGCCAGATCGTCGGCGTCATCAACGGGCACGCCCCGAAGGCCGACGGCAACCCCGGGCATGGCGACCACCGCGTCACCCTCGCGCTGCGCAAGACCCCTTCCTGGCAGGCGTGGGAGCAGCTCAACGGCAAGATGCTCGGCCAGGCGCAGTTCGCCGAGCACATCGAGGACCGGCAGATCGACATCGTCGATCCGAAGCCCGCCGACATGCTCGAGGTCGTCCAGACCTTCAAGGCCGCGAAGAAGGTCGACTTCGAGTCCAGCCAGCGGCTCTCCTCCGGCGAGGTCGTCCTCGAGTACCGCGAGACCGTCAACGCCCAGGCCGGGAAGAAGGGGCAGCTCACCATCCCCGAGCGGTTCACCCTCGGCCTGCAGCCCTACGACGGCTCCGCCGGCTACAAGGTCACCGCCCGGCTGCGGTATCGCATCAACGACGGCCACCTGCTCCTCGGCTACGCCCTCGACCGCCCTGAGGACGTCCTCGAGGAGGCGTTCAACGACGTCGTCGACGAGGTCGAGGGCGGCATCACCGCGCCGCTGTTCCGCGGCTGGCCCGCCTGAACCTCACGGCACGTCCGCCCCGAAGCAGCCACACCCCTCGTGCGAGTCGAGGGCGGGGCACCACCCACCGACCACCCACGATCACGACGACGAAGGGACCGCGGCCTTGAGCGCGAACCTCACCATGACCGACCTGTTCTGCGGAGCAGGCGGCTCCTCCACCGGCGCCATCGGCGTCCCCGGAGTCACCGTCCGCCTCGCCGCGAACCACTGGGACCTCGCCATCGAGACCCACAACGCGAACCACCCAGACACCGACCACCTGCAGGCCGACATCTCCCAGACCGACCCGCGCTACGTCCCGGCGACCGATCTGCTCTGGGCCAGCCCCGAGTGCACGAACCACTCCCGCGCGAAGGGCCGCAAGCTCCACCGCCAGCCCGACATCTTCGGTGAGGTCCTGCCCGACGAGGCCGCTGAGCGCTCGCGGGCGACGATGTGGGACGTCGTGCGTTTCACTGAGGCCCACGAGTACCGGGCGATCCTGGTGGAGAACGTCGTCGAGGTCGTCGACTGGTCGAGCGCCCACGGCATCCGCGGCGGGCTCTTCGACTCGTGGCTCGCCGCGATGCACTCGATGGACTACCAGCACCGGATCATCAGCCTCAACAGCATGCACGCGCAGGTGATGGGCCTCCCCGCGCCGCAGTCTCGCGACCGGGTGTACATCGCGTTCTGGCGCAAGGGCGAGCGGGCCCCCGACTTCGAGCGCATGCAGCGCCCCCGCGCGTACTGCCCCAGCTGTGACGAGGTCGTCGACGCCATGCAGGCGTGGAAGCGTCCAGGGACCCGCACCGGCCGGTACCGCACCCAGTACGTCTACCGCTGCCCCAAGGTCTCCTGCCGCGGCCAGCAGGTCGAGCCCGGCTGGCTCCCCGCGTCCTCGATCATCGACTGGTCACTCCCCGGCACCCGCATCGGGGACCGCGGCCGCCCGCTCGCGGAGAAGACGATGCGCCGCATCCAGATGGGCATCGACCGCTACTGGGCGCCCCTCACCGTCGAGGCGGCGGGGAACACCTACGACGCCACCAACCCCCGCCACCCCGCCTACGGCCGCGAGGACGGATACATCCGCGCGTGGCCGGCCAGCGACCCGCTGCGCGCCGTCCACACCACCGTCTCCAAGGGCATCGCCTACGACCCGCTGATGGTCCCTGCTGGCGGCACCTGGAATGACGACGCCCGCCCGACCAACGAGGTCGCACGCACCCGCACGACCCGCGAGACCGAGGGCCTGGCGTTCCCGCCGTTCTTCGCCGAGCTCCGCGGCGGTGGCTCCGTCGCCCGACCAGCCTCCGAGGCGCTCGCGACCGTCACCGCCTCCGGCAACCATCACGCTCTCATCCACCGGAACAACGGCGGCGGCGCCGAGATGACGACCCCGGCCACCGAGCCCGTCCGCACCGTCACCACCGCCGGCCACCAGTCCGTGCTCACCGCCCAGCGCCCGACCGTGAACGTCGACGACGTCTACTTCCGGATGCTCGAGCCCCACGAGATCAAGCAGGCCATGGCCTTCCCCGCCGACTACGTCATGCGCGGCAACCGCCGTGAGCAGGTCAAGCTCTCCGGCAACGCCGTCACCCCACCCGCCGCCCGCGACCTCATCGCCACCGTCGTCTCCGCCATCACCGGGCAGGCCGCTTGATGTGCGCGGGCAGCAGCTACAGGTCCCCTCAGCCCTTCGCGGGCATGGCAGTCGTCCACGACTCTTCGGCCCCCTCCGGGTCCCACTTCCAACGGATCGTCACCTGTCTGCCGGAACCACCGAAGCCGAACGCCAGAAAGAAGGTGACCGACGCACGAGGGTCGAGTCGGTCCCAGCGGTATGGCCCTCGGTGGATTGAATTCTCCGGGGCCTCCAAGACGACGTCGTACACAGGCTGCGTCGCGCCGTTGATCAGGCTGTACGTGTCCCCTCGGAAGTGCGACACCGACCACGGCGCCACGCGATTGCGGACGTCGACGACAGCGATCGCGCCTGGCGTCGCTTTCGTCTCCATCAGTTCGACCTGCCGCCGCATGTATTCCACCTGCGCCTCAGCGGCGTCCGCTTGCCGTTCCGTGGCGTCCTTTTGCCCCCGCGAGTACGCCACTGCGACCCATGCAGCTGCTCCGGAAGCCAGCGAGATCACCACAGCCGCCACAGGGATCCAGACGGTCACCAGTTCAGTCATGCCCGGAGGCTACCGATGACCACCCCACCAGCTCTCCTCGACACCGCCCTCGCCTGGCACGCCGCCGGCGCTTCCGTCGTACCCACCCGCACCGATGGCTCCAAAGCCCCCGCCGCGTTCTGGGCCCAGTACCAGCAGCAACGCCCCGACGAGCAGCAGCTCCGCACCTGGTTCGCGTCCGGCGACTACGACGGCTTCGGCATCATCACCGGCGTGGTGTCCGGCAACATCGAGATGCTCGAGATCGAAGGCCGCGCCACCCACCTCGCCGCCGAACTCGCCACCGCCATGACCGACAACGGCCTCGCCGACCTCTGGCGACGCGTCACCGCCGGCTACCTCGAGACCACCCCTTCCGGCGGCTACCACTGGCTCTACCGTGTCGACGGCCAGATCCCCGGCAACACCAAGCTCGCCCGCCGCCCCTCCACCCCCCAAGAGTTCGACGAGCACATCGCACGCCTGCGCGCCGACGCCCAGACCGACCCCAACGACGACGTCCGCGCCCGCCGCCTCGCCACCATCGACCGCCTCACCCCCGCCCGCGTCCCCCAAGTCCTCATCGAGACCCGCGGCGAAGGCGGCTTCACCGTCCTCGCCCCCAGCTCCGGACGCACCCACCCCACCGGCAAGGCCTGGACCCACCTCATCGGCGGCCCCGACACCCTGCCCACCATCACCCTCGACGAGCGCGAAGCCCTCCACGCCGTCGCCGCCATGTTCGACCAGATGCCCCCCGACGACACCCCGGCACCGGTCGCGCGCACCGCAACCACTTCCCCGCGCCCCGACGACGGCGACACCCTCCGGCCCGGCGACGACTACAACGCCCGCGCCACCTGGGACGACATCCTCACCCCCCACGGCTGGACCAAGGGCCACCGCCTCGGCCCCGGCCACGGATGGACCCGCCCCGGCAAGAGCCCCCGCGACGGAATCTCAGCCACCACCGGCCAGAACGACGGCGACAACCTCTACGTCTTCACCACCTCCACCGTCTTCGAAGAAGGCCGCCCCTACTCCAAGTTCGCCGCCTACACCCTCCTCGAGCACGGCGGCGACTACCCCACCGCCGCCCGCGAACTCGCACGCCAGGGCTACGGCCGCCGCGCCGAACGACCACGACCAACCCAGCCCACCGACGACCTCGACGGCATCCTCCTCCCCACCACCCCAGCCACCGACGGCGCCACCGCCCTCGCCCCACACACCGAACAGTCCCCGCGGCCCCAGCTCACCGTCGTCCAGCCCACCACCTACACCGAGACCGACGACGGCAACGCCCTACGCCTCATCGACACCCACCACGACCACATCCGCTACATCCCCCAGCGCGGACAGTGGCTCACCTGGCACGGCCACCGCTGGACCTGGGACGACGCCGGCCACGTCCGCGAGCTCGCACGCAACATCGCCCGCACCCTCCCCGACGACGACAAGCCCGCCGAGAAGCACCGCAAGTACAGCCTCTCCCGCCGCGGCATCGAAGCCATGACCGCCCTCGCACAGAGCGACCCACGCGCCGTCACCCACCTCGCAGCCCTCGACGCCCGCCCCTACGAGCTCAACACCCCCGCCGGCGTCGTCAACCTCCGCACCGGCCACCTCCACCCACCAGACCCCGCCGCACTCCACACCCGCACCACCACCGTCGCCCCCGACCCCCACCAGCCCACCCCACGCTGGACCCAGTACCTCGCCGACACCTTCGCCGGCGACCCCGACACCATCGTCTACGTCCAGCGCCTCCTCGGCGTCTCCCTCGTCGGAACCGTCCTCGAACAGCTCCTCCCCTTCGCCTTCGGCCCCGGCGCCAACGGCAAGAGCGTCCTCTTCGAGACCGTCCAAGACCTCGCCGGCATCGGCGACAGCGGCTACGCCGCCTCCATCCCCGCCGACATGCTCGTCGCCCGCGCCCGCGAAGACCACCCCGCCACCATCGCCCAGCTCGCAGGCGTCCGCATCGCCATCGGCGGCGAACTCGAACAGGGCGCCCGCTTCGCCGAGGCCAAGGTCAAGCAGCTCACCGGCGGCGACCCCATCAACGCCCGCTTCATGGGAAAGAACCCCTTCACGTTCGTCCCCACCCACACCCTCTGGCTCCACGCCAACCACGAACCAGAAGTACGCGCCGGCGGCGAAGCATTCTGGCGCCGAATCCGCCAAATTCCATTCCTCCACACCGTCCCCGAAGAAAAGCGCGTCAAGAACCTCCGCGAAATCCTCGTCAACGAAGAAGGCCCCGGCATCCTCTCCTGGATCCTCACCGGCGCCGCCGACTACTTCACCCACGGCATCACCACCCCCGCCTCCGTCACCGCCGCCACCGCCAGCTACCAGCACGAGACCGACACCGTCGCCCAGTTCGTCGAGGAACGCTGCGAGACCGGCCCAGCGAACGCACAGCACATGCACGTGCGAACCACCACCCTCCGCCAGGCCTACGAGACCTGGTGCCACGCCGAGGGCCTCGAGCCTGTCTCCGCCCGCTCACTCACCCAGCAGCTCAAGGCCCGCTACAGCGTCGCCTCCAGCCGCTCCAGCCAGGCCCGCTTCTACGACGGCATCCGCCTCACCGAAGCGTCATCCGACGACGACGATCCGTCACCCGAAGTGTCATCACCCGGCTCCGAGTACGGCTGGTGACCCCCATGAGCCTCCACCTAAGTGTCATTCCCGGAGAAGTGTCACCCAAGTGTCACCTCGCATCGCCGCAGGTCAGCCCCTATGTCGTGACGCTTATGACGCTTGTGACACTTCTTCACACCCCAAAGCCCCTAACGCGCGCGCATACACACGGGTGTGGCGGCAACCGACTTCACAAGAAGTGTCATCCGTCATCCGGAGCGGACCGATGAGCCGCCTCCCCACCTACGTCCAGACCGCCATCGAGACCCGCCTAGGCCTCCCCCTCGGCCTCGCCGCCGGCTACGCCAAGCCCGGCTGGTGCCCCCGCTGCGGCCGCGCCGTCATCGCCGGCTACGACGCCCCCGCCATCGCCACCCTCGCCATCGTCGACCCCCACCCCGCCACCCCCCTCGAGGAAGCCGCCGCGATCATCCTCGGCCTCCCCACCTGGCAGCTCCACGGCACCCCCGGCCGCCACCAGCTCTCCGGCCGCACCTGGCCCGGCATCCGCCCCATCACCCGCCACCGACCCGCCACCGAATGCGTCGTCGTCATAAAGCACCGGTGCGGCTTTCGCCCACTCGCCACCGGCCCACCCATTCCCACGACAAATACCACTAACCACGGATTCCCCGAAAACCCCCCGTACTGAAAGGCCCCGAAATGCACGTCGTCGGAATAGACCTCTCCCTCACCGCCACCGGCATCGCCCACGCGTACACCGGCGGCACCACCGTCGACACCATCACCAGCAAGGGCACCGCCGACGCCACCCTCCCCGCCCGCGCCGCCCGTCTCGACCGCCTCACCACCACCATCCTCGACAACCTCGGCGACGCCCAGCTCGTCGTCCTCGAGTCCCCCTCCCTCGGCCAGGCACGCCAAGGCGGCCAGCTCGACCGCCACGGCCTGTGGTGGCTCGTCGCGCACGCCCTCCACCGCCGTGGCTACCCCACCGCCACCGTCACCCCCGCCGGTCGCGCCAAGTACGCCACCGGCAAGGGCAACGCCCCCAAGGACGCCGTCCTCCTCGCCGTCGCCCGCCGCTACCCGACCGTCGAGGTCGTGAACAACAACGAGGCCGACGCGCTCGTACTCGCCGCCATGGGCACCCGACACCTCGGCCACCCCATCGACGACATGCCCCTCACCCACACCGCGGCCCTCGACGCCGCCCACTGGCCCACCCAGGAGCAGCCATGATGCTCACCACCAGCGACGTCCACACCATGGTCACCCAGGGCATCCGCGCCCGCTTCGGCAGGCTCGTCGACCCCGAAGCCGTGTTCAACACCTGGCTCGAGGCCCACGACCAGGCCGTCATCAACGCCGCCCACGCGTTCGACAGCCTGGCCCGCGACTGCGGCATCAGTCAGGCAGAGGTGGCGACCAGCCTGGCCGCTCTCGGTGAGCAGCTCGCCGAGATGGAGGCCAACCCGCTGGCGACCCTCATGGAGCCCCCCGCCGAGAACCATCCTCATGAAGGGCGGGTGTGACCATGGCGCAGCAGTGCAGCGCGACCGCGAAGTCCACCGGGCAGCAGTGCGCCCGTCAGGCCATCGCCGGGGGCACCGTGTGCCGCGTCCATGGCGGGGCCACGCAGCGTGCGAGGGCCGCTGCGGCGCGGCGTGTGGCGGAGCAGCAGGCGCTCGCGGCGGTGACGACGTTGGGGCTGCCGCGTGACATCAGCCCGACGGAGGCGCTGCTCGAGGAGGTGCGGTGGACGGCGGGTCACGTGCAGTGGCTGCGCGGGAAGGTGCAGGAACTCGAGCAGCAGCCGTCGCGTGAGGTCGAGGACTCCGACGGTGAGCTCGCCGACCTGGGTGGCCAGCACTCGCTCGTGTGGGGTGTCACCCGGGAGAAGACCGGCGGTGATGATCGTGGCACGACGCAGGAGGCCGCCCCGTCCATCTGGTACGTGCTGTACGAGCGGGAGCGGAAGCACCTCGTCACCGTCGCCTCCGCGGCGTTGAAGGCCGGTGTGGAGGAGCGCAGGGTGCGGCTCGCCGAGTCGCAGGGCGCTCTCGTCGCCGGTGTGATTCGCCGGGTCCTGGACGGCATGCTCGAGCAGCTCCTCGCCGCCGGCATGGCGCCGGGGATGCGGGACGTGTGGCAGGAGTCCGTGGTGGAGATCGTGCCGCGCGAGCTTCGGGCGTTGGCCGCGGGAGGTGGGGCGCCGTGACCGCGCACGAGTTCCTCGACTGGGCGCTCGGCATCTACGCCGGCCTCATCGCGATCGTCGCCGCCGCCATCGCCCACGACATCGCCACCGAACACCAGCACCACGACCGCGAAGGGGACTGACCCACATGACCGAGCACCTGCACATCTGGACCGTCCCCGACGAGCACGGCACCTGGACCTGCGCCACCTGCCCCGAAACCTCCCCCACCTGCATCGTCCACCGCCCATCCGACGAGCCCGACGAGGGCCACCCCACCGGCACCTCCCTCCCCATCTGCGCCCGCTGCCTCGAGCAGGAGCAGCAGCTCCTCACCGACATCGTCACCGCCCGCGACCGCATCGCCCATGACCCGCCATCCCCGGTGCGCGCCATCGCCTACGACCCCACGAACGTCGGCGGCAGCCCCTCTGAGGCCACCATCCCCCACGACCTCGGCCGCGACATCGACGACTGGTACTACCAGGCCCGCGGCGTTCGCTCCCCCGCCGGCGTCGACGACGTCCTCACCGAGTGGGCCGACGCCTGGGCCGAGAAGTCCGGTGACCCGGGCGCCAGCACCACCGCCCCCGCGAACTACCTCAGCGCCCACCTCATCTGGGCCGCCAACCACCCCGGCCCCGCCGCCTGGGACGACTACCGCACCGAGATGCGCGAGCTCCTCCACACCGCCCAGGCCTTCGACCCCTACCGGCCCCAGCGCACCGGAGAGTCCTGCATCGAGTGCGGCGGCCACCTCGTCCGCGAGTGGCGCCGCGACGGCCTCGGGGACGACATCACCTGTGAGACCTGCGGCATGCACTACAGCGACGCCGCCTACCGGATGGCCGCGCGGATCCGTCTCGCCGACGCCGCACGCCTCGACCCCGACACCCTCGTCACCGTCAAGGACGCCGAGGCCGCCCTCCCCGACGCCCGGCCCGGCACCCTGCGCGTGTGGGCACACCGGGCCAAGCGCGACCACGCGGAAGGCACGACCACCGCACCCGTGCCGATGCGCGGCAAGGACCGGTCCGGTCGGCCCCTGTTCCGCCTCGGCGACCTCCGCGACGCCCTCGGCGTGTCGATGGTTGCGCCGCGGGACAGAGTCTCGTAACGTTCGCCTCGGACAGGTGTCTCTAGACACCGGGTCGAACGCCCCTCCCGCCCCCGGCGGCCGAGGGGCGTTCGCGGTCCTCACAGGTGGCGCGACAGCCCAACCACCACCCTCTGCAGCGGTGTGCGCTCGTCCTGGTTCTGAGGTCGCCGCAGCGGAATGGCGACCGACTTCCCTGACCGGAACAGCAACGTCGCCTTTACGTTCCCCGGCCACGTCATCCCCGTGAGCTGATCCTGAGTGTCCGCCTCAGACCAGACGTCGACCGACGTGAGCTCGCTCAGCGGCACGGCCTGGACGGCCGGCTCCCTGAGGTAGTCATTGCGGTCCACCGCAACACCGGTGAAGTGAACGGCGACCCGATCAGTGAAGATGACCCCCTCGAGGTCGAAGGCGCCGGCCTCATCCTCACGGCCCTCGCTCCGCAGGGTCACGTAGGTGATCTCATCCTCACCCGTCACGACGAGGATCGACGACACCAGGTGCCCCCACCACAGAGGGCTTCTGCCGTCACCTCCCACCCAGTGCGGCGTCGTCAGCATGGCCTGGTACAGCTTCTGCGCACGCTCTTGCTGCTCATAGGTCAAACTCATCTGGCGTTCCTTCGGTCTCTGCCTCCACCCGATGTGGAGATCGAGCCGAGAGTCGCACGGACCTCTGACATTCGAATCGTCGCGCCTCGCCGCATACTCACTCGCCGTGGTTCTTTTTCAGCCACGCCGTTAGAGACTCGCGCAGTCCCCGCCAAGCCGACTCTCTCCCGACGACGGTCACGAAAATCTTGTCGTTACCGTCCAGGAACTGGCCGAGATGATCGCGGACATGCGCGGCAGTCGTCGTGTCCGAGCAGATCTCCCAGACCGATTCCACGACATGCGCCCACGTCCCGTAGGACTTGATCGCTTCATATAGGTCGTCGTAGTTGCGGCCGGGAGCGGTCAGGTCATAGGTCACCAAGTACGTCGTCATCGACTTCTCCTCGTCTCGTTTCCCCGCCGGTGTGGGGATCACTCAGGAGCATCCCAGGAGGTTGGCTCAAGGAGGTTCAATTTCGATGGACCTCGCCTTCCTCGAGCACGCCGCCCGCTCCTTCGAGCCCCCCGCCGCCCCCCGCTGGGCCACCCCAGCGGACATGGCCGGCGCCCTCGACCCGAAGTTCCGGCGCACCCCCGCCATCGACCTCATCAACGAGGCCATCGCCGAAACCCTCGACACCCTCGACGGGCGCCTCATCGTGTCCATGCCCCCGCAGGAGGGCAAGAGCACGCTCACCACGAAGTGGACCCCGGTCCACCGGCTCGCCACCCACCCCGACGACCGCATCGTCGTCGCGTCCTACGCCGCCGGGCCCGCCCGCCGCATGGGCCGCCTCATCCGCGGCGAGATCACCACCCACGCCGACGAGCTCGGCATCCGCATCGCCGACGACGTCGGTGCGCAGAACGAGTTCGAGCTCGCCGGCCACGTCGGCGGCGTCTACTCCGTCGGCATCGGCGGTGGCCTCACCTCGAGGCCCGCGGACGTCATGCTCATCGACGACCCCCTGTCGAACCGTGAGCAGGCCGACTCCGAGACGTTCCGTGAGCGCGTGTGGGAGTGGTGGACCGACGTCGCGTCCGCGCGTCTCGCCCCCGGCGCCCCGGTCATCCTCATCCTCACCCGGTGGCACCACGACGACCTCGCCGGCCGCCTCCTCAAGTCCGACGACGGCGACCAGTGGCGCGTCGTCAACATCCCCGCCCAGGCCGACCACCGCCCCGAAAAGGGCGAGACCGACCCCCTCGGCCGTCAGCCCGGCGAGTTCATGGAGTCGGCCCGCACCTACAAGGACCGCAAGACCGGCCGCCTCGTGCCCCGCACCCGCGCACAGTGGGAGCGCCGCAAACGGCAGGCCGGACCCCGCACCTGGGCCAGCCTCTACCAGGGCCGCCCCTCCCCCGACTCCGGCGACCTGTTCCCCGCCGAGTGGTCCCGCTACGACCAGCCCCTCTGGTACGACCGCGGTGACGGCGCCAGGATCATCCCCGGGCACGACTTCGAGCTCGTCCAGTCGTGGGACATGGCGTTCAAGGACACGAAGTCCAGCGACTACGTCGTCGGGCAGGTGTGGCTCCGGCAGGGCGTCGACGTGTGGCTCCTCGACCAGGTCCGTGACCGGCTCTCGTTCACGAAGTCGATCGCCGCCGTGAAGGCCATGACCGCCAGGTGGCCGCAGGCGTCCGCGAAGTTCGTCGAGGACAAGGCCAACGGGCCCGCGGTCATCAACGCGCTCGCCCGGCAGGTCCCCGGCCTCATCCCCGTCGAACCCGAGGGCAGCAAGTACGCGCGCGCCGCCGCCATCTCCCCGTTCGTGCACTCCCGCAACGTGCACATCCCCGAGGCGGCACTCCTCCCGAACGTCGAGGACCTCCTCGAGGAAGCACGCGCGTTCCCCAACGGCTCCCACGACGACACCATCGACGCCCTGTCGCAGGCCATCAACCAGCTGCTCCTCCACCCGCTCATCGCCGGTGAGGACATGGTCACCAGCGACGACCTCGTCGAGGACATGGACCCGCACACCTACCTCGGCACGTACTGACCCCCGCGGAGAGGAGACACCGTGGCCCTGCTCGGCAACCTCCTCACCCGCTCCACGCTCATCGAGCACGCCGTCGAAGAGACCGCCCGCTACCGCAACGAGGTCGAGGTCCTGCGCGAGTCCCTCGCTGACCTCGAGCTCGCCATGGACGACGCCGGCTGGACGAAGCTCACCGCCGGCATGGAGCAGGAGTTCTCCCGCGAGGGCCTGCGCTCGATGGCCCGCAACGCCCGCGTCTTCGCCATCGGCAACCCCCTCATCAAGCGCGGCCTCGCCGTGCGGCAGGCCTACGTGTTCGGGCAGGGCGTCGAGATCTCCGCGCGCGCCAACGGGCAGGGCGAGGACGGGCAGCAGGACGTCAACGCCGTCATCCAGGCATGGTGGGGCGACCCCGGCAACCAGGCCGCCGTCACCGGCGGGCAGGCGCAGGAGACCCTCGAGCGGGGCCTCGGAACGGACGGGAACCTGTTCATCGCGTGCTTCACGAACCCCCGCACCGGGCACGTGCAGCTGCGCACCATCCCGTTCGACGAGGTCGCCGAGGTCATCACGAACCCCGAGGACCGGTCCGAGCCGTGGTTCTACCGCCGCCAGTGGACCGCCCGCGGGGTGAACGAGCAGGGCCGGGTCGTGTCCACGATCCGCACCGACTTCTACCCGGCGCTCGACTACTGGCCCGCACGCCGGCCCCGCTTCATAGAGCACGGCGAGCAGAGCCACCCCGTCCACTGGGACGCCCCGGTCCACCACGTGAAGGTCAACCACCTCGACGGGTGGCAGTTCGGCATCGGAGACGCCTACGCCGCCCTCGCCTGGGCCCGCGCGTACCGCGACTTCCTCGCCGACTGGGCCACCCTCGTCAAGTCGCTGTCGCAGTTCGCGTGGCGGGCCACCTCCAAGGGCTCGAAGTCCGCGAAGCTCCGCCAGGCCCTCTCCCGACGCCCCGCCGGCACCACCCCGACCGGGAACGACACCAACGCGGGCGCCACGTTCCACGGCCCCGAGGACGTCACCCTCGAGGCCATCCCGAAGACCGGCGCCACCATCGACGCCGAGTCCGGGCGGCCGCTCGCCACCATGGTCGCCGCCGCCCTCGACATCCCCGTCACCACCCTCCTGTCCGACCCCGGCCAGACCGGTGCGCGCGCGGTCGCCGAGACCCTCAACCTCCCCACCCGGCTCGCCATGATGCAGCGGCAGGCCCTGTGGACCGACACGTACCGGGCCCTCGCCCAGTACGTGATCCGGCAAGCCGTGAAAGCGCCAGGCGGGCCGCTCAAGGGCACCGTCATCCGCGACCCGCACGCGCCCCGCGAGGTCGTGTCCCTGGCCGGGGATGCGAACGCGGACGACGACACCATCGAGGTCGTGTGGCCGGCGCTGGACGACACCCCGCTCGAGACGATCATGAAGGCGATCGTCGACGCGGACGGCACCGGCAAGATGCCGCCGGTGCAGACCCTGAAGCTGATGCTGTCGGCGCTCGGGGTCCGGGACATCGACGAGCTCGTAGACCAGGCCACCGACGACGACGGGAACTGGGTCGACCCGGAGGCGACGGCCGGCCGGGCCGCGGTCGACGCGTGGCGTGAGGGCCGGGACCCGGCCGAGGCGCTGAGGGGAGGGCAGTGATGACGGACATCAAGGGGACACTCCGCGCGGGTGAGTACGTCGTCCCCGCAGACGCGGTCGAGCCCTGCATCCTCGTCGTGGATCACGTGCTCGGCGAGAAGGAGCCGCGCACCTACTGCGCCCGCCGTTCCTGCCAGTGCCGTCGCCCCGCGAAGGAGGACGGCACCGTCGAGGTGCGGGGGGACTGACCGTGGCCATCAACCGCGACACCCTCCGCATCGAGAACGAGCTCAACCAGCTCCTCACCGGCGTCACCGACACCCGCACCCGCCGCCTCGTCGAGGCCTGGGGACTGGCGTGGGAGCAGGTGGTCGGCGAGCTCGACGCCGCCGTCACCGACCTCGCCCTCGGCGCCCAGCGCGGCCGCGTCACCCGCACCATGGTGATCCGCTCCCAGCGCGCGCAGGCTGCCATGGAGGCCACCGCGCAGGCCCTCGACCGGCTCGCCGAGGGCACCGGCATCACCATCGGCCAGGACGTGCAGGTCGTCATCGACTACGCCGCCCGCGCCGAGCACGACATGATCGCCTCCCAGCTCACCGGGATCCGCCGCGCCGAGCTGCAGGCCACGCTCGTCCGCGCCGACCCCGTGCAGATCGCGGCCATGGTCGAGCGGGCCACGCAGCGGATCACCGCCCAGTCCCGCCCCATCGGCACCGAGGCGGCCGCCGCGATCCGCCGCGAGCTCCTCCGCGGCATCGCCGTCGGCGAGAACCCCAGGGCCGCCGCACGGCGCATGGTCCGCGGCCTCGAGGACCGGTTCAACGGGGGCCTCACCCGGGCGCTCACCATCTCCCGCACGGAGATGCTCGACGCCGCCCGCACCGCCCAGCAGGTCACGGACCAGGCGAACGCCGACGTCCTCACCGGGTGGACGTGGGTCGCGCACCTCGACCCCTCCACGTGCCGGTCGTGCGTCGCGAACCACGGCACCGTCCACGCGCTCAACGAGCCCGGCCCGCTCGACCACCAGCAGGGCCGGTGCGCGCGGGTGCCGAAGACGAAGACGTGGGCCGAGCTCGGCTTCACCGGAATCACCGACCCGTCCGACTCCACCCCGGACGCCGACGCATGGTTCGACAGCCTGACCGTCGACCAGCAGCGGGGCATCCTCGGCGACAAGGGCCACGCCGCGTGGCTCCGCGGTGACTACCCGCGCGAGGCGTGGACGACCCGCCGCACCACGGACGGGTGGCGCGACAGCATGGTGCCCAGCAAGGCTCCGAGGGCGGCCTAGAACGACAGCCCGGGCGAGGTCTCCCCCCTCGTCGACCAGCCTGGCGCCCGGAACGTCACGGCCCCGCACAGCGTGCACTCGTGCACCATCTCGGTCCCCGCGGCCGTCGCCTTCATCGACTGCAGCACGAAGTCGTGCCCAGGGCACGCCCCAGGCTCACCGCGCGCGTCGTTCGCGTCATCCAGCCCCACGCCCCCCAGCATCCCGGAAGGGAGCCACCGTGGCTACCAGCACCATTCGCGAGTCCGCCACCCTCACCGGGACCGGCACGTCCGGCAACATGCTCATCACCCTCATCACCCCCGGCGTCGGCTCCTCCGGCGTCTACCCGGCCGAGGTCCTCGAGGCCGCCGCCACCAACAAGGTCTTCCCCGCCGGCACCCCCATGTTCGCCGACCACCCCGGCGAGACCGAGATGTACGACCGCCCCGAGCGGTCCATCAAGGACCTCGCCGCCGTCACCGTCGAGGACGCCCGCTGGGACGGCGGAGAGCTCGTCGCCGAGGCCAAGCCCTTCGGCCCCTGGCGCGAGGTCCTCCACGAGATGAAGGACGCCATCGGCTGCAGCATCCGTGCCGGCGCCACCGTGTCCGAGTCCGCGGACCCAGCGACCGGCAAGCCGATCATCGAGTCCATCGACCAGGCCATCTCGGTCGACTTCGTCACGAAGGCCGGTCGCGGTGGCCGCATCCGCGAGGTCTACGAGTCCGCCCGGGAACGGTCCCCACTGATCGTCACCGAGGCGACCGTCGTCGAGGCGTCGAACCAGCAGCGGTCCGAGGAGCTCCGCCAACTCGTCCGTGACGCGCACGCCACCGGCTCGGGCCAGTACGCCTACGTCATCGACTACGACGAGACCGCCCGCACCGTCACGTTCGAGGTCGAGAACGGCGGCAACAGCGGCACCTACACGCAGACGTACACCGTGACGAACGACGTCGCGACCGCCCTCGACGGCACCCCCGTCGAAGTGCAGCGGGTCGTGACCTACGTGCCCGTCACCGAAAGTGTCCCGAGCCGTCCGGCCGGGCAGTCCACCGCCACCGAGTCCCTCAAGGAGGACACCATGGCATCCATCCAGATCGAGGAGACGCGACTGCGTCAGCTCGAGACGGACGCCGGCCGGGCCACCGCGCTCGAGTCCGAGCGCGACACCCTCACCCGCGAACGTGACGAGGCCCGCACCGCCGTCACCGAGGCCCACCGCGAGACCGACCGTGAGCGCGCGGCCCGGATCATCGCCGAGGCCGACCACGACTTCAACGCCCTGGAGGCCCGTGGCCTCCTCGCCGACCTGCCCCTCGGGGAGGACGGGCGCCTCGACCAGGCCGCGTTCACCACTGCGGTCACCGAGGCCGCTGCCGCCGCCCAGGAGGCGGCCGGCACCGGCCGCGTCCGTGGCCTCGGCGGCGACACCCAGTTCACCGGCGGCGACACCGCCGTGTCGGAGTCCGCCATCGACGCCGCCGTCGGCGGCGCGTTCGGCCGCACCGTGAAGGAGGCCTGACATGGCCAAGAACGTCGCGTTCCACGAGGGCCTCAAGGTGTCCCTCCCCGTCCCCAACAACACCGAGTCCGGCGCCCCCGTCAAGGTCGGCTCCCTCATCGGTGTCACCGTCACCAAGGAGGGCCAGGGCGGCAACCCGGAGGGCTACGCCTCGGTGTGGCGCCACGGCGCCTACGACCTGCCCGTCACCGGCGCCATCGCCTCGGTCGGCACGCCCGTCTACATCACGTCCGGCAACGCCCTCACGGCGACCGCCACGGACAACACCCTGTTCGGCTACGCGCTGGAGACCAAGGGCTCCGGCGCCGGCGTCATCCGCGTCGCTCTCGCCCAGGTCTGAGGAGGCCCCCATGAGCAGCAGCATCATCAACGTCGGCGAGTCGTTCGGGCTCACCGACGCGGGCACCCTCCTCGGTGCCTCCCCCACCCAGCGCCGCCAGTACTCCCCCAAGCGCGCGCAGGCCATCGTCGAGGCCGCCGCCATGTGGGGCCGCGCCTGGGACGGCTCCGAGCGCGCCGCGCTCCTCGTCCGCGAGGCCCTGTCCACGTCCGACCTGTTCCGGTCGGTCACCGGCGACGTCCTCGACCGTGAGCTCCTCGCGGCCTACCGCGCCCAGACCCCCCAGTGGGCCGGGTTCGCGACCCGCACCACGGTCCGGAACTTCAAGCCGAAGAAGCTCGTCGATCTCCTCGGTGGCCGCACGGCCCTCGAGCGCGTCCCCGAGCTCACCGAGTACCCCGAGGCTGTGCACGACACCCGCGAGTACCAGATCGAGGTCGCCAAGTTCGGCCGCCGGTTCGGGTTCTCGTGGGAGGCCAGCATCAACGACGACCTCGACGAGCTGCAGCGCATCCCGTCGAACTTCGCCGCCGCCGCCGGCATCACCGAGGACGTCACCGCGCTCGAGCGGCTCGTCGTCCCGGCCACGGGCGCCCCCAACCCGGAGTTCTTCAAGGCGGACAACGGGAACGCGCCCGAGGCGAAGGTCCTCGACCACGCGAACCTCGGCGCGGCCATCACGAAGGTCTCCACCCGGGAGGACGACGAGGGCAACCTCGTGCCGCCGGACGGTGGCCTCGTGCTCGTCGTCGGCCCGGCGCAGGAGATGACGGCCCGTCAGATCCTCAACGCGACCGAGATCCGCACCGTCACCGGCAACAAGACGGTCGTGGAGCCGAACCCGCTGCGGAACGTCAGCATCCGCCTCGAGGTCAACCGCCGCATCAAGGGCCTCGCCTGGTTCGTGCTCCCCGAGCCGAACGGGCCCCGCCCGGCCATCGCGGTCGCGTTCCTCCGCGGGCACGAGACGCCGGACATCCGCATCAAGAACGACGCCGGCAACCGTCCGGGCGGCGGGTCGATCGACCCGACCGAGGGGTCGTTCAACGAGGACGGCGTGTTCTACCGCGTCCGTCACGTCGTCGGCTCGGCGAACGTGGACCCGATCCACACCTACGCCGCCACCGGCCAGGCCTGACCAGGCCGCCACCCCGGGTGGTTGGGGCGTCAACACGTCCCCGGCCGCACTGTTGCGTGAAGGCGGTTCAGGGGGAGCCATGCCGGGTTCCTTTCTCTCCCGCACACACCGACCTGCGCCCCAACCACCCACTCCCTGAGGAGGACAGATGGTCCCGCTCGACACGCTCCGACTCCTCCTCGCTGACGTCGACCCCGACCGCCAGGTCCTCACCGATGACCACCTCACCGGCTACCTCGCCCTCAACGACATCCCCGACCCGCAGCTCGAGATCGATACCACGGACAGATGGCGGGTCCGCCTCGCCGCAGCTGACGCCCTCGACGCCATCGCCGTGTCCGAGGCGCTCGTCGGGAAGGTCATCCGCACCCAGGACCTCACCACCGACGGCGTCAAGGTCGCCGCCGAGCTCCGCGCCCAAGCCGCCGGCCACCGTGCCCGCGCCGCCCAGGAACGCGCCGAGACCGACGAAGACGACGGCGACAGCATCGGCGTCCTCGAGTTCCACCCCTGGCGGTGACCCATGCCCTTCCCGTCCACCAGGGTCATCCACCCCGACTGGTCCGCCCACCACCAGCCCGTCGCGACCGGCACCCTCACCGGGCGGTGCACCATCACCGCCCCCACGGCCGCGGCCGCCGGTGGCTGGGACCCCCAGACCGGGCCCACCACCCCCGCCGACCCAGGCCCGGGCGCACAGGTCCACGTCGGCGCCTTCCGTGCGCAGGCGCTCACCACCCGCGAGCAGTCCCGCGACGCGGCCGGGCAGGACGTCTCCCCCCGCGCCTACCTCTTCGCCGTCGCCGCCGACGCCGCCGAGACACCCGTCGGCGCCAGGGTCCGCGTCGACGAGTGCCCCGACGACCCCCAGCTGGTCGGGAAGGTCCTCACCGTCACCGGTGTCACGCACGCCTCGCACCGGTTCGAGCGGGACCTGTACTGCGACCTCGACCTGACGAACCAGCCCGCCCAGGAGGAGCCGTGATCGACTTCGACACCTCCGAGGTCCGCGAGCTCGCCGCCACCCTCACCAACGCTGCCGGCCACGTCGGCGCCAAGGCCTCCAAGGCGGTCCGCAAGACCGCACTCGACATTCAGCGGGACGCGCAGATCGCCGCGCCCTATGAGTTCGGCAACCTGCAGTCCTCCATCTCCACCACCGTGACCGGCGACGGTCGCCACGGCGAGATGTCCGCCGAGGTGGGCCCTACCGCGTCCTATGGCCTCTGGCAGGAGCTGGGCACCTCGAAGATGGCGGCGCAGCCGTTCCTGTTCCCCGCCGCCGACCGCCACGAGCCCGTCTTCATCGAGGCCATCGCGCAGCTCGGCGGGAGCGTCCTGTGACCGCGGCCGACCTCCACGCTGCGCTCCTCGCGCGGCTCACCGGGGCCACGGTCACCTTGTACGACGGCGAGGTCCCCCCGCACCCACCCGCCGACCCACAGGGCCGCGTCTACCCCTACGTCGTCGTGTGGGCCACCGCCGGCCGCCCCACCGTCGAGCGGCCCGTCTCCGACGACCCGGGCGGGCACCTCACCTGGAACCCGCAGGTCACCGTCGTCGCCGGCACCACCAGCTGGCTCCTCGCCGCGATCGGCGTCGTCCGGGAACGCCTCGAGGGCGCCGCACTGACGCCGTGGGTGCGGCTGCGGGAGCGCACCGACACCGAGGTCCCCGTCCAGAAGGACCCCGACACCACGCCGGCCAGGTACTTCCTGCCGCTGTACTACTCGACCACCGCCTGAGGAGGCACCCATGGCCACGAGCAAGGTCCTGGTCTACCGCAAGGACACCGGGGCGCGGGTCTCCGTCCCCGAGGCGTGGATGGAGCACCCGCGCCTGTCCAAGCCGTTCCGCAAGACCCCGCCCTCGGGCGGGCCCACCCCCAAGGCGCCGCCCGTCACGGGCTCCGCCACCGACCGACAGGAGGGCTGAGCCCATGCCGTTCACCGCCGCCGACGGGGGCCGCAAGGTCACCGTCCTCACCACCAAGCCCGCGAACCTCCAGGCCGTCACGGCCACCGAGGCCAACGCCGGCATCGACATCCACGACCACGTCCTCAAGTCGGACTACCGGCTGTCCCCGACGGGGTCCACGACCCACAACGACACGCCGCTCGGCGCGAAGGGGCAGCACTCCCACTTCGCGCAGTCGCAGGCCTCGGGGAACGTCACCCCGTTCCGGGACCTCGACGCCAACGGCCGGCCCCTCACCGACTCCGACACGGAGACCGTGTTCGCGCTCTTCAAGGAGAAGGGCCAGGAGATGTGGGTCATGGACCGCCTCGGTCCCGACCCCGACGAGGAGTGGACCGCGGCCGACGAGTACTCGATCTACACGGTCCGCCCCGACGACATGCAGGACCCGTCCGACGGTGGCGGCTTCATCAAGTACGTCACCCCCCTCGCGGTCGGCGAGTTCTTCCGCTTCCAGAAGATCGCCGCCGCGGGCTGACAGACCCCGGTGGGGGCGCGTGTTCATCCACGGCTCCGCGCCCCCACCGGCCCCCAACCACCACACGAGCCGTGGACCCACCCATCCAGCAGTGACGAGAGCCGTGGAGGCCCGAAGTGACCGACGAGACCCTGGGCACCAAGCCCGCCAGCACCCCCCTCACCGACGGCATCCGTGACGTCGGCCCCGACGCGTCCCTGTCCGCCGAGACGTTCGACTTCGCCGCGTTCGTCACCGGCGCGAAGCCGACCCGCCGCGCCGTCACCCTCTACGCGCGCGCCGACCTCAAGGCCCAGCTCGACCGCATCGGCGAGGACATCGAGCTCGCCGCCCGCGCCGGCAACCAGAAGAAGGTCCTCACCCTCCGCAAGCAGGCCGAGGGCATCGTCGAGCAGATGACCGCCCCCGGCGCTGTCATCGACGTCGTCGTCGAGGGCCGCTCCGACGACTGGATCGCGCGCGTCGAGGCCGACCTCGACGAGCAGGGCGTCACCGACGCCACCGAGAAGGTCCTCCGCAGGGTCGCCGCCCAGATCGTCGAGCCCGCCGGCGTCACCTACGAGCTCCTCGAGCAGTTCCGCCGCGTGTCCGAGCCGCAGGTCAAGAAGGTCGTCGTCGCCGCCACCCTGGCCAACACGCAGCCGGTGAGCGTGGACGCCCCTTTCTTGCGCGGCTCTACCGCCAAGAGCGGTGGGCGGGGATCCTCCTCGCGGTAGAGACCGCCAAGGCGTGGGGAGGCCGTCCGCCGTTGCAGGTCATGCGGATCAGCGACGGCGGATGGTCCACCACCGACACCCTCCTCGCCGAGGCGCACGTCATCCACGAGCGGTCGAAGTGTGCCGGCGGGTGCGGCCACTACATCGACGAGGCCCACGACGGCGCGCACAGCGGCGGCTTCGAGGTACAGGAAGTCACCTGTCACGCCTGCGCGGTGCGGGAGCAGTGGCAGGAGGCCCACTCCGGGAAGGACTCCCGGCCGACGCCCGGGACGCTGACGTGGGTGCAGAAGCTCACCAAGCGCGCCCCGAAGAAGGGGCGGCGGGGCTAGGCGCGGCCGCGGCGCTGGTAGGCGAGCACGGCCACCACGACCGCTGGGATCGCCACGAGCAGACCGAACTCCGACCGGTCGACCGCGAACGCGCCGATCCCCCACCCCGCCACGAGAAGCGCCACCACGAGCGCCACCGTCACCCAGCGGGCCTTGCCCTGCTCACGGGTCGTGTCCATCGACCCAGTGTGCCCCAACTTCATACCGCCCGGGAGGTGTCTTCGTGACGAACCGCTCCGTCTCCGTCACCCTCCGCGCGAACGTCGCCGACTTCAAGCGCCAGATCGACTCCGGCGCACAGTCCCTCGAGCAGCTCGCGAAGAAGGCCGACCAGTCCTCGACCGTCGCGCAGACCGGCATGGGCCGCCTGGTCCAGTCCGCCGACCTGCAGCGCGAGTCGTGGGACCTCGCCGGCGCCACCATGGTGGGGTTCGGGACGGCCACGGTCGCCGGGCTCGGCGCCTCCGCAGCAGCCGCGGTCAACTGGGAGTCCCAGTGGGCCGGGGTCACGAAGACCGTCGACGGCACCGAGACCCAGCTCGCCGGCCTCGAGACGGGCCTGCGGGGCATGGCCCGCGAGCTGCCCGCCGCGCACGGCGAGATCGCTGCCGTCGCCGAGGCCGCCGGCGCGCTCGGTGTGAAGACCGAGGACGTCCAGGGCTTCACGCAGACGATGATCGCCCTCGGTGAGACGACGAACCTCACCGCCGACGAGGCCGCCACCAACATCGCCCAGATCTCCAACGTCATGGGCACCCTCGACCGCGAGGGCTCCGCCGGCGTCGAGCGCTTCGGCGCCACCCTCGTCCAGCTGGGGAACAACGGCGCGTCGACCGAGGCCGAGATCCTCAACATGGCGCAGCGGATCTCCTCCACCGCGTCCGTCATCGGCATGTCCGAGGCCGACGTCCTCGGCTACGCCAACGCCCTCGCCTCCGTCGGCATCAACGCTGAGGCCGGTGGCACCGCCATCAGCCGCGTGTTCATGGACATCGCCTCGGCGGTCTCCCAGGGCGGCGACGACCTGACCGCGTTCTCCGACGTCGCGGGCATGTCCGCGCAGGACTTCGCCGCCGCCTTCGAGGAGGACCCGGCCCGCGCGGTCGCGACCTTCATCGAGGGCCTCGGCGGCATCTCCGCCGCCGGCGGGGACGTCTTCGGTGTCCTGTCCGAGCTCGGCATGTCCGACATCCGCGTATCCCAGGCGCTCCTCACGATGGCCGAGTCCGGGGACCTCCTCACCGAGTCCCTCGACATGGGCGCCGCCGCGTGGCAGTCGAACACCGCCCTGCAGGATGAGTTCGGCAAGCGCCTCGAGACGACCGCCGCACAGCTCGACATCGCGAAGAACAACATCGTCGACGCCGGCATCAGCCTCGGGGAGACGTTCCTGCCCGCGATCGTGGGCGCGTCCGAGGCCGTCTCCGACTTCTTCGGGTGGATCTCCGACCTGCCCGACCCGCTGCAGAACACGTTCGTCACCCTCGGGTCCGTAGCCGGTGTGGCGTCCCTCGCCGCGGGCGGATTCCTGCTCCTGTTCCCCCGCGTCATCGACACCGTCAAGGCGTTCCGTGACCTGCGCACCATGGCACCCGGTCTCGCGACCGGGCTCGGTCGCGTGACGCGCGCGGCCGGGGCCACCGCCGCAGCGCTCGCGACGCTCACGATCATCGACGGCGTCCTCACATCGATGTCCGAGGGCGCGGCGTCGGTCGACGAGACCACCGCGGCGCTCCTGGGCCTGGATACGGCCGCCGGGGACATCGACGCGATGTTCAGCAACCTCGGCTCAAACATCAACTTCCGGAAGATCGACGGCCTCCAGGGAGCCATCGAACGGCTCACGTCGCCGAGCATCATGGACCGGCTCAACGACTTCGGCGGTGAGATCTGGTCCCTCGGTGACCGTGAGGGGTCCGTCGAGCGCGACGCGATCGTCAAGCAGTTCGACGCCATCGGCCAGTCCCTCGCCAGCATGGTCCAGTCCGGTCACGCCGAGGAGGCCCGCGCCCAGTTCGAGACCCTCCGTGAGGCGTGGGAGGCCGGCGGCGGGGACATCGAGGACCTCCGCGAGCTCGTCCCTGGCTACGTGGACGCGCTCGCCGCGATGAAGGCCGAGCAGGTCCTCACCGCTGACGCGACCGCGGCCACGACCGCGGCGACCGGCGAGTTCTCCGGTCAGGTCGGGCAGTCCGCCGAGGAACTCGAGGCCGCATCTGAGGCCTTCGAGAAGTGGTTCGACATGATGCTCGAGGCGGGCGGGTCGTTCGGTGGAGTAACCGACGCCTACCAGGCCGTCATCGACAAGACCCGGGAGTGGGCCGAGGAGCAGGCCGCCGCCACGGAGACGGCGGATGACTCGTGGGATGACTTCTACAACGGCCAGGACGTGTCCATGGCCGACTGGATCGCCCAGCTCAAGGAGCAGGGCGAGGCGCTCGCGAACTGGGGTGAGAACGCGGTCGCGGCCGCGCGCCTGGTCCGTGAGGAGATGCCCCGGGAGCTGCAGGCCGCCGGTGAGCAGATGGTCAACGACCTCCTCGCGGCCGGCGCGGAGGGCGCCCCGATGCTGCAGGCGTTCATCGACGCCGCCCCCGAGCAGCGCCGCGAGCTCATCGAGGCGTACACCGGCACGGGTGATGCTGTCGCGGCGGAGGTCGCGGCGGACGTCGACGCGGCGTTCAACGAGCAGCCCGTCCACCTGGGCATCGAGGCCGACACGGAGCCGGCCCTCAACGACCTGGCCCGGTTCGGGCAGCAGGTCGACGAGGAGACCTACGGCACGCACATCAGCGCGAACACCGAGCAGGCCCTCATCGACCTCGGCGGCTACCTCGTCGAGGTCGACAACGCCACCGGCACCGTGTCCATCAACGGCAACCGGGTCCCGGCCGACTCGACCCTCGGGGAGCTCCTCGGGAACGTCAACGAGTCCGATGGGACGGTCACCCTCCTGGGCAACCGCGTCCCCGCCGACATGACCCTCGACGACCTCATCGCCGCCATCAACGGCAGCCGGGGCGTCGCGGACATCGCCGGGAACGACGCCCAGGCGCAACGTGAGCTGTCGAGCCTGCTTCACACCATCCGGTCCTCGTCCGCGGCGGTCAACATCACCGCGAACACCGGCACGGCACAGTCGCAGCTCGACCAGTTCGTCGCCCGGAACAACGGCCGCTCCGTCACGACATACCAGCGGACCGTGCAGATGGGACAGGGCGAGTTCTGGTCCGGCGGGTACACCGGTGACGGCGGCAAGTTTGAGCCCGCCGGCGTCGTCCACCGCGGCGAGTGGGTCACCACCAAGGAGCGGACGGCCGAGTACCGGCCGATCCTCGAGGCGATCCACGCAGGCACGTTCCCGCGCCTGCCCGGCCTCGCGAACGGCACCGGGTCCCTCGTCGCGCCGCGCGCCTACCAGCCAGCCTGGACAGGATCCACCCCGCCGCCCGTCCAGATCTACCTCAACGCCGTCCCGATGGACGTCGCGAACGAGACCGGCAAGACCCTCGTCCACGCGCTCCACGCAGCTGGCCTGACGTCCGGCTTCGGAGGGGGGATCGACCTGTGATCGACGGAGAGTTCATCCTCGACGGCTACTCCTTCGGCACCGAGGACCACGACGTGTGGGTCCAGGAGCTCGACCTCGGCACCCGTGCGCGGGTCACCGCGGACGAGCACATCGCCGGGACGCTCGGCCGGCTCATGGGCCGCGACAGTGAGGACGCTCCCGAGTGGACGTTCGACCTGCGGGTCCGCGCCGAGGGGCAAACGTTGAACGCTCTCGGGCGTCTGCGCCGTACATGGCAGGGCCCGGACACCCCGGGAGCCCTGTCGGTGCTGCGGTACGGGCTGCCGGGTCGCCAGCGCCGTGTGTACGGGCGGCCGCGCCGCTTCACCCCCGCGGGTGAGGCGGTGCGGCACGCCTGGCACCACGGCCGGGCGCCGGTCCTGGCGACGTTCCAGCTGGCCGACCCGCGGCACTTCAACGACGTGGCGAAGTCGGTGACGCTGTCGATCGTGCCGGCGTCCGTGGGGGGCCTCATGGCACCACTGGCGGCGCCCCTGTCCACGGTGCGCTCCAGCGCGCCGCGCGCGGGGTTCGTGACCGCCGCCGGTGACGCGCCAGCCCCGGTGGCCGTGACGTTCCGCGGGCCGATCAGCGACCCGTTCGTGCGCGCCCTCGGCTGGGAGATCGGCGTCGCCGGGCACATCGCCTACGACGAGACCGTGACCGTCGACGCACTCACGACGACGGCCCTGCGGTCGGACGGCGCGTCGGTGGGGGGCCGCCTCACCCGCCGCACCCGGCTGCGTGACGCAGCTCTGCAGCCCGGCCAGCAGGAGATCACCTTCGGCGGCACGGACGGGACCGGTACGGCGACCGCGACGGTCACCTGGCGCGACGCCTGGTGGTCCCTGTGATGACGACTTCTAGGAGGGCCTGATGGCAGCGGACTCGACTCCGTGGTTCGTGGGTGGCGGGGCGGAGCACTCGCCCGAGGTGGCCCGCGGTGAGCTGTACGACTCGACGGGTGGCGCGGAGGGCATCTCCTCGCCGCAGTCGCTGCGGGTGCTGCCGATGACACCCACGGGCAACGGCGTGCGCGTCGCACCGGGCGGGTGCCTGCTCCTCAACCGCTACCCGGGCGGGACCCTGCAGACGTACTCAGCGCGCTGGTTCTCCGAGCAGATCCTCAACGGCCCCACCGTCCTGCCGCCCACGCCGTCGGGCAGCGGACGCACCGACCTCGTCATCGCGCGGATCCTCGACCCCCAGTACGAGGGGAACGCGCCGGCGAACCCGAACGGCTTCGAGTACCGGCGCCTCGCGGTCATCCAGAACGTCTCCTCGAGCATCCGGTCGATCCGCGAGCTTGGCCTCAACTACCCGGCGATCGCGCTCGCGAAGATCACGCGCCCCGCCAACCGTGGGGACGTCCTTGCGGAGCACATCACTGACCTCCGTGAGGTCGCCCAGCCGAAGACCTACCGGCGCCTGTTCACGCACAACCTCGAGGGCTCCACGGTCCACGCGCTCGACACCGCGTCCCCGTCCTCGGAGTACTGGCCCGACTTCGCCGAGGCCATCTGGGAGATCGACGTCCCCGAGTGGGCGACGCACGCGAACATCGTCGCCACCTGGGGCGGTGTGCGCGTGTCCCGCTCCGCCGCTCAGGGCACCATCTGGGCGCGCATCGGCCGCCCGGGCGACTGGGGTGAGGGTAACGTCCGCACCCAGGACGTGAAGTGGGCGCTCGACCCGACGGCCGCCGACGGCGTCGAGATGCGCGAGACGTGGGGCGTGTCCGACGACGTCACCATCCCCGCCGCCATGCGCGGCACCCGCCAGCCGATCCGGCTCGTCGGGACCAGGCTCGTCAACGGCGGCCCGCCCCGCATGGACAACGCGTCCTCCATCATGGTCGACGTCCAGTTCACCGAGGGGCCGGCGTGACCTGGCGGTACATTGCCCAGCGGATCCCGTCGGGTGAGTTCCTCCACTGGGACCTGCCCCTCACCGACGTGCAGGTCACACCGGCACTCAACGCCCCCGGCGGTCTCGGGGGCTCGATCCCCTTCGCGGTGGCCGCGCTCCTCGGCGAGGACGGCCAGCCCCTCATCAAGCCCTGGCACACGGCCATCTGGGCGGAGGCCGGCGGCCAGATCCGCGGCGGCGGCATCGTCACGAGCACCCCGCTCACCGACGACGGGCAGGCGCTGCAGGTCCGGTGCACCGGCCTGTCCGGTGCGCTCATCGCCAGGACGCCATGGACGGCGACCTACCGCCGCTACCTGCAGACCGACCCGCTCGACATCGTGCGCGACATCTTCGCCCACGTGCAGTCCTTCCCCGCCGGGGCCCTGGGGCTCGTTGTCGACGACACCACCAGTCCCGTCACCGTCGGCGTCCCCGAGGACCCGGGCCGCCGGGCAGCACGCCTGCGGGCCGAGGAGACCAAGGCGACCCTCGACGAGGCCAAGACCACGCTCGATAAGGCCAAGGCGCTCCTCGACACCACCACGAAGGCCGCGCTGCGTGCGGCCGGCCTGACCGACATGACCGGGAAGGTCGTCGTCGCCGAGCTCGACAAGGACGGCAAGGAGCCGTCGAAGACGAAGAAGAACCTCTGGTACCGGCCGTCGAAGAACCGGGCCCACAAGGTCGCAGGCACCCCCGCCGCGTGGGTGAGCGTCCCCGCGGCGCTCGCGGATGCACGGAAGGCGGCCGCAGCGACGACGGCGCACGACCAGGCGGACAAGGCCTACGACGCCGCGAAGACCGTCAACGACAAGACCCGTAAGGCGTTCCAGGACGTGCAGGACCGGCAGGACGAGGACCCGTTCCTCATCAACTCGTGGTCCACGCACGACCTGGGGAAGGTGGTCGACGACCTCGCCACCGACACCCCGTTCGACATGGTCGAGCACACCGAGTGGGTCGGTGACCAGCTCGTCCACCGGCTCGAGCTGGCCTACCCGCGACGAGGGGCACGCCGCAACGACCTGCGCTACGTCATCGGCGAGAACGTCGCCGTCCCGCGAGAGGCCGCGTGGGGTGACGACTACGCCTCCGACGTGCAGGTCTTCGGCGCCGGCGAGGGCCACAAGATGGTCCGCTCGATGCAGTCCACGGCCGCCACGGGCATGCGGCGAGTGCACACCCACACCGACAAGACGGTCACCACGGCCGCGGCCGCCGACCAGCGTGCCCGGGTCCTGGCGCCGACGCTACGCGGCGGGCTGCGGATCACCGAGCTGACCGTCTACGACCACCCGCACGCACCGGTCGGTGCGGTCCAGCTGGGCGACGAGATCCGACTCATGGGTCGCCTGGACTGGGCCGAGGTCGACATGTGGCTGCGGGTCATGGCCATCACGTACACGCCGGACGGACCGGCGGTGATCAAGCTCCGGGTGACCCCGAGCACGGAGGGAGCCTGATGGGTGCGATCGAGAACGTTGCCGGGCTGCTCCTCCAGCAGGGCCGTCGCCTCTCCGTGCTCGAGAACACCCCCCGGCTGCCCTACTCCTCGATCCCCGCGACGCCGGGCTCGTCCCTGGACGTCGTAGACCCGGAGACTGGCTCGCCGGTCGTCGTCATCGGCGACCAGCACGACGGCACGTGGGGTGCGTACCCGATCGACGGGCCGATCCCTCCGGTGCCGTCGGCGCCGGTCGTCCAGGACGGCGTCGGGCGCCTGGTCATCTCCTACGACGGGCGCATGGCCTCGGACGAGGACCGCTTCCCGATGGATGGGGAGGGCGTGGAGGCGTGGGTGCGGCCGCTGCCGGCGTCCGACGTCGGCGAGCCCGCCGAGGTGGAGACGGAGCCGGTCCCCGACCCCGAGGACGACCCGGACGACCCGACCCCGCCGGAGCCGGTGCCAGACCTCGACGACGTCGACGACCCCTTCCCGAACCTCGAGGGCGCGCGCCTGGTGGCGACGTTCCCGGCGTCGGGCGGGACGACGACGGCGACTCTGACGCTGGGGTCGTGGATGGTCGTGCTCGTCACCAAGAGCATCCCGGGCCGCCGGTCGGCGCCCTCGGGCATCGCTACGGGCACGGTCCTTTCGGTGCTCGACTCGGCCGTCGTCGCCGAGCTGGATGAGCGTCTGCAGGACAACGAGACCCAGCTCGCTGACGCGCGCGACCGTCTCGCCTCGGCGGAGCAGCTCGTCAACGTCACCTTCCCGACGACGCTCGCGTGGCTGACGGATGACGTGCAGGCGATCCAGCAGCAGGTCTCCTCGATCGTCACGGGCTCGGGGCAGCGCATCAAGGTCGGCACGACGGCCCCGGCGCCGGCGGACGCGGACATCTGGATCGACACCACCGGTGAGGCGCCGGTGCCGAAGTACCACGACGGAACCGAGTGGGTGCCGCTGTCGGACCCGGCCGCGATCCAGGCCGCGCTCGACGCGGCGAAGGCGCACGCCGACAACCTGCCGAAGGTCCTCCACGGCACCACGGCGCCCTCACAGCAGCTGCAGGCACCCAACGGCTCGGTGTACTTCCAGCACATCGGCACGGTCTCGGGGCAGGTCGTCGGCCAGTGGACCCGGTCGAACAGCACGTGGGTCGCGACCCCGATCCGCTCCGAGGCGATCGCGAACGTCGATATCGGCAAGCTCACCGCGGGCGCGGCCGACATCATCGAGGTCGTCGCCCGGAAGATCGCCGCGGCGGCCGGCCAGTTCGTCGAGCTCGACGTCGGCCAGCTGCGGGTGACGGGGACGACGAACCTCAACGAGGCCGTCGCCAAGAAGATCTTCACGAACATCTTCGCGGCCAACAAGGTCACCGCCGTCCACGCTGACCTGGGATCGTTCGCCGCCGACGAGGGCTTCGTCGGCTCGCTGCGCACGGCGACGCTCGTCGTCGGGGGCCCGTGGCAGGCGTCGGAGGTCGGCAGTCTGCCGGCGTCGAAGATCGGGTCGGGCACCCTCGCGGATGCCCGCATCCCGGTGCTGCAGCAGTCGAAGGTCAACGGCCTGCCCGGGCGCCTGGGCCTGTACGACGAGATCCGCGAGCGGGTCACGGCGTGGACAGCAACCGGGACGACGAGGATCGACGGCGGCCGCATCGAGACCGACTCGATCAAGGCGCTGCAGATCGACCTCGTCGACCTCCGCTCCGTGTTCGTCACCGCGGACCTGTTCCAGGGCCGCACCTTCATCGGCGGCACCTTCACCGGCGGGACCTTCCGCACCGCGGCGACCGGGCAACGCACCCAGCTGGACACCGTGGGCTTGCGGGCATGGAACGCGGGCCTGCAGCAGACCGTGAACATCGACGGCGTGAGCAACTGGCTCGCCGGCGAGTTCCGCACCGCCCGGCCGGGGTCCTCCGGGATGCTCGCGACGCAGTCGAACCGCGGGTACCCGATCCTCGTCTTCTCCGAGTCCGGGGAGGGGTACTGGTCCGACGCGTACATCACGGCCGGCTTCAACTGGGACGGCTACCCGCAGTGGGACCTCATGCTCTCGGCGAGGACGGGCGGCTACATCCGCGTCGACGGCGGCATCACCGGCATGCCCGCCGGGACGCTGTACTCGGTGGGGCGCTGGCTGATCCAGCCGGACGGGCTTGGGACCTTCTCCGCGCTCGACATCAACGGGCGCATCAACGCGGACTCGATCGGCCTGACCGCGAACACCGACACCCGGTTCTACTTCGAGAACATCGGCGGCGGCCGCGTCCGCGCACCCGGCGCGGCGAACACGACGACGACGACGGACCCGAACATGTTCGTTGCCCCGTCCAACGGCACCCTCGCCCGGTCCACCTCGGCCCGCCGCTACAAGGACGTCATCGAGCCCGTCGACACCGACGTGCCCGCCCGGCTCCTCGACGTCGACCCGGTCACGTGGTTCGACCACGGCGACGCCGAGCGCCTCGCGGACTACATCTCCCGCAGCACGGCGTTCGGGCCCGAGCCGAATCCGGCCGAGCTCGACGCCATCCAGCCCCTGCGACGCATCCCCGGTCTCATCGCCGAGGACGTCGAGGCCGCCGGCCTGACCGAGTTCGTCACCTACGGCGACGACGGCCAGGTCGAAGGCCTGGCCTACGGGCGGCTGTGGACCCTGCTCATCCCCCTCGTCCGCGACCTCCGCGACCGAGTCACCTCCCTGGAAGGACGCCCCTGATGCTCGACCCCAACGCGATGCTCACGCACCTCACACAGTCGATGGGTGGTCGTGCCATCGACCTCGAGGTGACGCTCGCGGCCACGCGCACCGAGCTCGAGGCCGCGAAGGCCGAGATCGGCCAGCTGCGCCAGCAGCTCGCCGACGCAACCGCCCCGACCGAGCAGCCTGCCGACGGCGGGCAGGCGACGTGATCGGCCTCGCGGTGCGCCTGTGGCGCCACATCAACGAGCCGCGGACCATCTCCGTCACCCACGCCCTCGTCTACGCCGTCCTCACGGCAGTCGCGCTCTACTCCCTCGTCGTCCCCCCGACGACAGTGGAGGGCGCCGTCGGGACCTTCTCGATGCGGCTCCTCGCAGCGACGCTCGCCGTCGGTGGCGCCCTCGGGGTCCCGACAGCGCTCGCGGGCATCTGGTGGCTGGAACGCACCGCCGTGACCTTGGTCATCCTCTCGAGCGCGGTCTACCTCGCGATCATCCTCTCGCTGCAGGTGACCGGTGACCCGTCCTCGAACCGGCTCCTGCAGGCGGGCTTCGTGTTCGGCATGGGCGCCCTCCACTTCGTGCGCTGGCATCGCGTGAAGCAACGGCCCTACGACCCGGACCGGGTGACTTCCACCCCCACCGACTGACCTACGGGGGTAGCTCGTGCTCGGAGAGATCGCGGTCCTCGCGACAGCATTCGGCCTCGGCACCATCTTGACGAAGCTCGTCGATCGGCTCCTGGACCGCCGCAAGGGACGCATCCAGGACGAGCAGACCGCATGGGAGCAGCGCGACGCGGAGGCCCGGCAGCGCCGCCGCCTCGAGGAGGCACTCCACGAGACCCGGCAGATGCTCGCCGACCACGGCGTCGACTACGACGACATGCCGACGTGGCCGTCCCGCACCGCTCCACCGCAGTAGACCCCAGCCCACTCCGAGCCCCGCCTTCGCGCGGGGCTCACGCATGTGAGGAGAAACCCCTGTGAGCGACACCCCCGTCGAGCTGCCCGTGCTCGACACGCCGCCCAAGAGCGGCACCTTCGCGCCCGAGCTCGCCGAGCTCGAGCCCACGCCCGAGGAGGTCGCCGCCGGCAACGAGCTCGGCGTCGCGATCGACCCGGACGACGACGACGACAACGGAGGCCTGGACTGATGGGCTGGCTGACCAAGGACCAGGCCGTCGCCGAGGCCCGTCGCCTCAAGAAGCACCTCGAGCGCCACGGCGTGAAGGTGTCGATCGAGCTACAGCGCGGCGCCGGTGACTCCGGCTACTGGGGCCACGACTGGCACCGCGCCGAGATGTCCCACCACGTCGTCTCCCGGCGCTCACAGGGCACCACCCCGCTGCTGTTCCTGGTGAAGAAGGGCCGCCCCGACGTGCCCGGCCCGCTTTGCAACGGCTACATGGGCTTCGACGGCGTCTACCGCATCATCACGATGGGCCTGGCGAACCACCCCGGCCCGGGCGGACCGATCACCGTCGACGGCATCACCATCCCCCGCGACGACGGCCGCTACTACACGTGGGGCACCGAGTTCGAGGGCGGCCTCGACGACGCGGACTGGCCCCCGGGCTTCCGCGCCAAGATGGGCGCCGCCAACGCCGGAATCATCGACTGGCTGTCCGAGCGTCACGGCGGCCGCGTCACCGACGACGCCCACATGGAGCACTCGACCTGGGCACGACCCAAGGGCCGCAAGTCCGACCGCCGTGGCTACTCCCGGGCCGACGGCATCGCCGAGATCAAGGCCGCACGCCGCGGCACCACCCCGACCGTCCAGGAGGACGACGTGACCACCAAGGCACAGATGGACGAGATCAACCGCTGGATCGAGAACATCCACGCGGACATCAAGGAGACCCTGCCGGGTCTCGTCGCCGACGCCGTCGCGAACTACACGACCAAGAGCGAGAAGTTCTCGCTCTTCTCCCTGGCCCGCTTCGGCTACCACGCCGCAGCAGCCACCAACGCCGCCCTGCCCGGCATCGCCGCGCGGGTCGGCGCGCCCGTCAACACCGACACCCTCGCCGCGGCGCTCGCGGAGGAGCTCGCCGAGAAGCTCGAGGGCTCGATCAGCAGCGAGGTCGTGAAGGACGCCGTCCGCAGCGTCTTCGCTGACGCCGCCAACCCCCAGGAGGCATGACCTCATGACCACTACCCCGTTCGAGCCCGTCGAGCTGCCCTCGCGGTACTCGAAGGCCATCGTCGCGACCCTCGTCGCCGTCGTCACCGTCCTGTCAGCGGCGCTCACCGACACCGTCGTGGACTCCGTCGAGCTCGCGAACGTCGGTCTCGCGTTCCTGACCGCCGTCGCGGTCTACTGGGTGCCCAACGCCCCCGAGGGGTGGCGGCAGTACGCGAAGGCCGTCGTCGCCGTCCTGGGTACCGCCCTGCAGGCTCTGGTGCCGTTCCTCGTCGAGGGCCACGTCGCCCCCGCACAGTGGCTCCTCGTCCTCCTCGCCGGCATCGGCGCGCTCGCTGTCGGCGTCGTGCCGAACACGCAGCCCGTGCCCGCGACCAGGAACACCGACGGCTCGTTCTCCGTCACCAACCTGCGCGTCGACCACGGCGGTCACGGCATCTACTACGGCGGCTCGAGTACGTCCGCGAGCATCGTGCGCCCGGACGACGACGACGGCTACCCGCCCCACACGGACTGACCGAGTCCGATGTCCAAGCACGTGTGCAGCTGCGGGCGCAGCTACGGCTCCCTGCGGGCGTGGGAGCGCTGCGAGGACCAGCACGAGCGTGAGGACCGGCAGGAACGCGCCCGTGCACGCCGCTGAGACGACCCCGATTGGAGCACGATGAGCCCGACCGCGCTGCCCCCTGACGTCACCTACGGGTACGTCGCTGACCGGATCCTGCGTGGGGTCATGGACACCGACCGCGACAGCGACGACCTGCCCGACGGCATCCCCGCGCAGGGCACCGTCACGTTCACGCCCGCGGTGAAGGTCATGGCCGCCGGCGAGGGCAAGACCACGGTCCTGCGCGAGGACCACGTCTTCCACATCCACCAGGGCGACGACGAGCCGCCCGGCACCGAGCTACCCGCGGGGATGACGAAGTCCCAGCTCAAGGGACTGCTCGTCTCGGACCAGACCGGGAAGGTGTCCCCGCACGCCCTCATCACGGGCGTGTGGACGGTGACGTACCGCCTGACCGGCGGCGTGCAGGCCATCGGCCAGATCCAGAACCTCCACGTCACCGAGGAGTTCACGCGCGAGAACCCCATGTGGGTGCGTGAGCACGCGGCGATGTCGCCCACGCCGGTCGAGCGGTGGGTCGTCAACGAGTACGCCATCCGTCAGGTCGAAGCGATCCTGACGGAGAAGGGGTCGCCCGGCGGCATCGCCCCGCTGAACGACGACGGCAAGGTCGTCGACGCGGACGGCAACGTCGTCGGCGACGTCGGCCCCGCCCAGGTCGCGACCGCCGTCGAGACCTTCATCGAGCAGAACCCCGACGCGGTCAAGGCCACGTGGGACGGCCTCACCGGCAAGCCCCCCGTCGTCGCCGCAGGCACGACCCAGGCCGCAGCTCGGTCGGCGATCGCGGCAGCGGCAGCGGCAGCCGCCGTGCCCACCGGTGGACTGCAGGGCCAGGTGCTCCGAAAGAAGACGGTGCTCAACCACGACCTCGAGTGGACGGACCCGCCCGCCGGCGGCGGCGGGCCCGTCGACTACGACGACGTCCCCACCGGCTCGACCTTCTCGGTCGCGTGGAACGGCACCGCGTGGCCCGCGCAGCGACCCAGCTCGCGCACCGACATCAACTTCATCTTCCGGGGCGGCGCCCAGCCGCCCGTGCCGCCCACTTGCCTGCCGGGTAAGGACTACTGGGCCCCGGGAGCGCTCCAGTGACCGCGCTGCTCTACCTCGCCGAGGACCTCGGCTGGGCGGCACGGGGGCAGCCGCTGATCCCCTACGTCGCCACCCCGCCACCCGACCCCGACCCGGAGGATCCGCCCCCGGCGCCGGCGTCGTGGCAGGCCGCTGTCGACGCGATGGACGTCACCCAGGCCGTGCTCTGGTACGAGGCCTACAGCGGCCACGACGGCATCAACCCGGCCGACCCGTTCGACATGCCGCTGCAGGTCCAGGACCTCACCGGCACGGGGGCTGGGATTGACAGCCAGTACGACGGCGAGGTCATCGAGGGGAAGGTCGCGAGCCGCTTCCGGATCCGGCACAACAACGTGACCATCCGCCGGTGCCGCATCGTGCCGTCCCCGACGACGATCTACGCCGTTCAGCTCTACCCGACGACGGGAACGACCTTCACCGGGTGCGTGGTGGAGTTCTGCACCGTCGCGGCGAGCAACACGGAGGCGGCACCCTTCATGCTGCGCCCGGCCCTCACCGACTCCACCGCCGTGACGGTCCGCCACAACGACGTCTTCGGGACGATCACCGGGGGCCGCCTCGAGAACCGGTGCGTGGCCGAGTACAACTTCTTCCACGACTTCGGTCACCCCCCGGGCGGGCACGCCTCCGGCATCCGGTTCATGGGTGCCCACGGCATCGCTCGCCGCAACCTGCTCACCGACTCCTCGAGCTCCAACCTCGGGATGTACCTCGACCAGGGGTTCATGCACTCGGTCACCTACGAGGGCAACATCGTCGGCGGGACCATCACCATGCCCGACGGCCGGGTGATCTCCCCGCAGGCCTCTCCGTCCTACGGGATGATCCTCGGGATGGGGGACGGGTCGACGCTCGAGCCCTACGACCTCAAGATCCTCGATAACTACTGGTACGGCGGCTACCAGTTCGGCCTCACCTCCGGGAACATCCCGTGGGGCGTCGACGGCAACGTCCGCTCAGGGAACCGAGCGCTGCAGACCTTCACGGTGCAGCCCGGCAGCGCCAGCAACGAGCGGACCTACCTGGCAGGCGAGCTCCTGCCCTTCAACGACCAGTAGAGGAGAGCCTCCCCATGGCTATCGTCCCCACCCGCGCGTGGCCGCTTGTCACCGCCGGATCCAGCGGCTTCATCTCGAGCACGAACACGGCGGTGCCCGCGGCCGCCGGCTCTGGCCTGGTCGCGGTCGTCGCGGTGCGACCGACCACGACCCCCGGGCCGAACCCCCCGGTGACCGTCACCGACAGCCACGGCGGGACCTGGGACATCTCGCCCCTCGCGGGCAGTGAGAGTTCCTCGACCCGCCTGGCGGTCGCGGTCCGGACCGCCCCGGCCGGCGGCGTGACCTCGGTGACCGCGACCGTGCCCGGCACGAGCCAGATCCACCTCCACGTCTACGAGTTCGCCGGTGTCCCCTCGTCCCTCAAGATCGGGGCCAGCAACCCGGGTGTCTCGGCCGACGCCACCACCTACCCGGCCCGAACCGTCGAGGCGCCGGCTGGCGCTCTCGTCGTCGGTGCCGGTAGCACGGGCGTCACCAACCGCACCCTCATCCTCCAGGGGACGGGCTTCGTCGAGATCGGGAACCACAAGGCGTCGGGCGTCCACTCCGTCTCCGCGTTCCGTGTCGTCGGCGCGTCCCCGGAGACAACCGGGCCCGCGTGGGACCTCGCGGCAGGCAACAGCAGCACCACCCTCGTCCAGCTCACGGCCACGATCGTGCAGGGCGAGGGACCGCAGCCCCTGGCCGTCGACGTGGGTGCCGACCGCACCATCAACGTCGACGCCCCCGTCCAGCTCTCGGCCTCCGCGACGGGCGGCACGGGCACGAAGACCTTCGCCTGGACCATCGTGTCGGGCCCGTCCGGCGGTGGGACGTTCGTCGACCCGACGGCGCCGAACGCGACCTTCGACCCCGGGAGCACCCCCGGCGTCTACGAGCTGCGCTGCACGGTGACGGACGGCAGCGGCACGGCGAGCGACACCCTCACGCTCACCGTGCTCCGCACCCTCACCTACCTCCCGTTCGCGGCGGTCAACGCCTCGACCGGGTGGGCGCCCACCGGGGGCACGGTCCTCGACGTCCTGTCCGACAGCGACGACGCCACCCTCATCACGTCGAGCGAGAACCCGACCAACCAGATCCTCGACGTGCGCCTCCCGCCGATGTCCGTGCCCGACCAGCCCGTGCAGCTCCGCCTCCGGGCCCGCGCGCTCAACGCGGGCTCGGCCAGCGTGGTCGCTCGGCTCTACACGGGCGCCACGCTGCGGGCGACGAGCGACCCGGTGTCCATCTACGACACCTTCGGGCAGGTCGACGTGACCTTCCCGCTGTCGGCGCTCGCCGCGATCTCCCCCGCCGACTGGGAGGCCGGCGTCCGCGCCACCTTCTCGGTCACCGCCGCGTGAGGGGAGCCTGATGGCCACCGTTGAGATCAGCGCCGCGGGAGCGATGGGAGACCCCATCGTCTACCCCGCGGTCGTGCAGGTCGCCATGGTCGGGGTCGTGGGCTCGCCACGTGCGGCTCAGCCGCCGCGGGTGCAGATCGCCGCCCTGACCGTCGCCGCCGTCCCATGGTCCCCGCTGCCGGCTCGGGTGCAGATCAGCGCACTGGGCGTCATCGGGTCCCCATGGGAGCCGCCTCCCGACGCCGACGCGTCGCTGTACTCGATCGGCGATGACTCGGTCTGGCGACCGACCGAACTCGTCCCGCTGTAGCGCCACGCACGATGAAGCCCCGCCTCACCCTCACGGGTGGGGCGGGGCCCTTTCTTGCGTTCGGGGACCGATCGCCGATAGCCCAGCACGATGACGATGTCGGACGTGGAGGGTCCCGCCGTCCCGGTGGCGAGTGTTAGCCTCGATCCTCATCAGTGACGATAGGGAGCCGATGGGGAAGATTCCTGCGCGAGCGGCGCGCCGACGGCTCGTAGACATGAGCGGGCAGACGACACCGGAAGCTCAGTACAAGCCTCCCCCGGAGTCGGCGTGCGACGTGCAGGTGCTGCCGATCGAGTTGACCGAGACGGATCGCCTGCACATCCGGATGGCGATCTATCGGGGGAAGATCGTGGACTTCGCGATCATGCAGTTGTCCGTCCGCGACGACGGCGAAGAAGTTCACGTGGCTAGGATCGATTGCTGCCACGGCACGGTGCACCGACACCAGTACGACAGGCGCGGTCGGGATGTGTACGAGCGACGAGAGATCGTTGCGATTCCTGCCACAGACGGGTGGGAAGTAGTGGATGCTGCCTATGCAGAAGCATCCGAGACGATGTTCAATGAGTGGGAAGAGAACCTGAGGAGGTGGCGACAGTGA